CAACTACAATTACGAAACAAAGATGAAGGTTGTTTCTTCTGAAAGAATCCGTGAGGAGTTGTTGAAATGTTTCAAACACGACACCATGTTGACTTTGGATATGTTAAACGATTACCCAACGTTAAAGAGATATATTTTTGAAAACAAATTAATGTGGTTAAAACCCACAATGGAAATTTAATAAATTATGGAAAATAGAAGTAAACATTACGGAGACGTAGACAAATGGGTAAGAAAAGTAATTGATTCATGTGAGACATATGAACAAACTTTTGGTGTAAGAAGTTTGATACTTAATTTTGAGGGTCAAATGTGTCGTAATAAAGTTGATCATAATTTAATTTGGTCTGTTAGATCTTCTTTAGATTTAGAATTGAAATTTAAACGAGATGAACTAAGAAAAAAACAATTAGAGAATGAAGTTTGAAATTATATAAAATGGAAAGTAATAGAATATGAATTTTACGAATAGAGAACAGATTGGTGATTTCATTAAGTTTCATAACTTAAATGGAATTGGTGTTGAATTAGGATCCTTCAAAGGGCAATTTGCGAACACAATATTAAACAATTGGGGTGGAACCTTATTGATGGTTGATGTATGGAGAGAATTACCTCATCAGGAGTATGATGATGTCTCAAACCATAGAGAACACATTGACGCATATTCTCAGGCTATGGATAACATTAAGGGATTTGAAGATCGTGCTTATATGTTAAGAATGAAGGGTGAACACGCTTGTAATTTCATTGAGGATAAATCATTAGATTTTGTGTATATTGATGCTAACCACACATATCAGGCAGTTAAAGAAGATATTAGATTATGGTACCCTAAGGTTAAGTCGGGTGGTTTGATTATGGGTCATGATTATTTATCTGATTATTTTTATGAGGGTCAAATTGAAAAGGATCAACCTTTATATACTTTCCCTGATGGACAACCTGAGAAGTCAACATATACAGGAATGTTTGGTGTTAACCCGGCAGTGGATGAATTCTGTCTTAACAACGGATATAAAGTAAATAAAACCGATGAGTTTCTTGCCAGTTGGTGGTTCATTAAAAAATAGTTTATGGAAAATAGGATATCAATTATACTTCATTGTACTGAGAATTATTTACAGAACTCTTTGAATTTAGTTAAGTCATTAAATCTATATCATAATAATTTAGATTTTTATTTATACACACTTAATTTTAAATATAATTCTGAAATACCAAACTTAACCACGGTTCCTGTTGAATCATTAAGTATTGAAAACAATATGAGTTTTGTTGGAAACAAAAATGATGTATCCAACAAGAATATGTTTAAGTCAGTGTTCTTCAAAAGTAAGGTAGTATTACATACGTTAGAGCATCTTAATTTAGATCAGGCAATCTACATTGATTCTGATATGGTACCTACAGGTGATATATCTGGACTATTTAAATATTTTGATCAGGTTGAGGATTATCCGTTAATCCAACAGGGGTTGTTTGAATATCAAATAAATTACGGTAGAGGTAATCCATTCCACAATGGAGGTTTTGATGAGACAAATATTTTGGAATATCCATTAATGAAAATGAACCACATACCGGTAAAAAATAGAACGCATTATTCTGTTACATCGGTAATGGTTTACAATAAAAATTGTAAACAATTCCTCAAAGAATACGATTGGTTAAACGAGTTTGCATTTAATTTGGATCTTGAAGAAATTAAGTTTTACTATCCATTTAGTGATGAGACAACCATGAATGTTTTATTGTGGAAATACAAGTACAACAAAAGATTACCATTTTTACAGATGAACATTGATGATATTAATAATGTTAAAGAATATTATGAATCAAACTATGAGAATGAAAAAGAGGTGACATCTTATGTTAGAGTTCCTAGTAAAGAAAAGAGAAGAGACATATTATTTTTCCATGGGGCTAAAGGTGAGTTGTCAAATGAAATTGTAACATTACAAAATAATGTTTTTAACTCAAGAATAGATTTAGATGAAAATAGATATTACATTTCAAGTAATATAGATTTTGATAGAGAGTTAAGTATTATTTTTTACGATGGTGATAATTTTATATATTCTTCAGTAAGTCACATAAAAAAAGGTTTTGAATATTGGTTTTCACCTGGTAGACACCTAAATACGGTAAATGACTTAAATGTTAAAATTTACGATGGTTATAGATTGATATATAAAAAAGTGTAAAATAAATTAGATTGGTACTGATAATATTTGTATATTTGTAAAATATTATTTATAGAAATACAAACATGATTAACAATATTGAACTTATAAAACCATTACTTAACTTCACTGACGATGGTGATTTCTATATGTTGTATGTATTCAAACGTAAGAAAGATCAACCTGAAGGTGAGAGAGACAACCACCAATCAGTTCGTACCATCAAAACTTATTGTGTTGATTCTATTGAATACTTGGAGAAACGATATGATGAGATTAAACAACTTTGTGAGATGTTTAAGGCTCGTGCATACATTCACGTTCAGAAACAAAACCATAAGGATGTTTCATTGGAGATGATGATGTCCTTGGCTGAAAGAATTAAAAACGGACAACACATTCAGAAAGGTTTGTTTGACTCAGTTGTTGGACAAATAAAGACCAACGAGAAGAGGTGGATTGTTGATGTTGATAGTAAGGACAACAAAGAGTTATTAAAGGTTAAACTTGCAATTGACAGTTGTGCTCCTTTTGGGAAAGATAAAATCATAAGTGAAATCCCTACCAAAAACGGATATCATTTGATTACCGATAGATTTGATGTCTTGCAGTTTAGTAATGTATATCCTGATATAGATATTGTAAAAAAAAACCCAACATTATTATATTATCCTAAATCATTATAATTTATAACATTTAAATTTTTCTTTTGGATGTCGTAATATATTTATAAGATATGTATCATTATGTTTATAAATTAGAATTACCGAAAACAAAAGAATTTTATTTTGGTAGTAGAACATCTAAAGTTGAACCAACTAAAGATGTTTATTATATGGGGTCTATGAGGTCTTGGAAAACAGATAAAAAAAAATTAATTAAAACTATTATTAAATGTGATTTTATTAATAGAGAAGATTGTATTAGATATGAACGAGAGTTAATCATTGAACATATTTCCGATAAATTAAACAGGAATGCCCATATTCCTGATGTTGGTTTTAAAACTGTTGGTTTGGGACAATATATGGGTGAAAATGGTAAAGTTTATAGAGTACCAAAAGATGATGAGTTAGTTTTGAATGGGACATTAAAACCATTTTGGTACGGTAGGAAACATAATGAAGAGTCAAAAAAGAAAATGAGTCAATCAGCTCTTGGTAAAAAAATTACCGATGAAACAAAAAAGAAGATGAGTGAATTTTGGAAGGGTAAATTAAAGACCTCCGAAACAAAAACTAAAATGAGTGAATCCGCAAAGGGTAAAAATAATAATTATAAAAGATATTTAGAACGAACCGGATTACCTCACGCTAAATCTAAACCTGTTTTACAATTTTCATTAGACAATGAATTTATTAAAGAATGGACGAATGCTTTAATTGCTTCAAAAGAATTAGAATTATCTTACAAAGCAATAAATAATTGTTTAAGGAAAGGATATAAAAAGTCACAAGGTTTTATTTGGAAATACAAATAATTTTTAGTATCTTTAAGAAATATAAATAAGTTTTATATTACCCAAATACATTAGAAAATGGATTATAAAAAAATAAAAAGAAAAGAATGTTTATTTGAGATCATTAATGATGTCACAAATGGCATGGACATATACAACCATAATGGATCTTTTTGGTTAATTAATACCGAAGAATTAAAATGGATGGTTGAATTTACTAAAGAAAAAACATTGTGGTATAACTACAATTTATTTAAATCTTTATTTAAGGGAATATCTTTAGATCTTATGGAAAATCAAGAATATATAACCGAATGGTTTGAGTCAAGATTTCTTAAACCTGAGGTGGTTGAAGATACCATTCAAAATGGGGTGAGACACACCAGCATAACAAATGCTAATGCTGAGAAAAGAGTTGAAGATACCATTCAAAATGGGGTGAAACACACCGAAGAAAGTAATCCGTGGATGTGCATGGGTGTTGAAGATACCATTCAAAATGGGGTGAAACACACCAATAAAGCGATTATCCGTATTAATAGTGTAGTTGAAGATACCATTCAAAATGGGGTAAAACACACCAATCGTACGTTGGAACCATTGAGCATTATAGTTGAAGACACCATTCAAAATGGGGTTAGATACACCTCTACTTACTATTCTGAACAACCCGATTCAGTTGAAGATACCATTCAAAATGGGGTGAAACTCACCTCAGATATAGGGAAAGAGAACGCAACACGAGTTGAAGATACCATTCAAAATGGGGTGAAACACATCAAGGTAAATCATCATCCATTGCATCAGATAGTTGAAGACACCATTCAAAATGGGGTGAAACGCACCAGAAGGAACTTCAGGAAGAAACACCAAAGAGTTGAAGACACCATTCAAAATGGGGTGAAACGCACATCTACGGTTGGTCATCTTCATCCGGAACTGGTTGGAGATATTATTCAAAATGGGGTGAAATACACCCGAATGATAGAGGAAGAAGATTCGTTTGAGGTTGAAGATGCCATTCAAAATGGGATAAAATACATCTCCAGTTCTGTTGGAAACTGTAAATATGATGTTGAAGATATCATTCAAAATGGGGTGAAAGAAACCATCCAAAATGGACAAAAGAACAAGTTGAGAGTTAAAGATACCATTCAAAATGGGGTGAAGGAAACTGAATTACATAAAGGGGTTAGACCATTGGCAGTTGAAGATACCATTCAAAATGGGGTGAAACGCACCAATCGTTCAAGTACAGATTGTCCCAAAAGCGTTGAAAATACCATTCAAAATGGGGTGAAGTACGCCTTTCCATTGTCAAAACTGACAGTCACTTCAGTTGAAGATACCATTCAAAATGGGGTTAAAGAGATCGGGGATATTTGTCTACGACGAAGCAGCGTTGTTAAAGACACCATTCAAAATGGAGTTAAACACACCGTTATTGGTGACATCTTTAATGATTGTGCGGTTGAAGATACCATTCAAAATGGGGTGAAACACATCGAGATTGGGTGGGCACAATATAATAAAGTTGAAGATGCTATTAAAAATGGGGTGAAAAACACCAGTCCAAAGATTTTTGAAAATAAGAAGCTTGTTGAAGATACCATTCAAAATGGGGTGAAAAACACCCTGTTTTTGCCTGAATCGATTCAATCAGGAGTTGAAGATACCATTCAAAATGGGGTGAGAAATATTTCCCCAATGACACAATATATTGATTGGCAAGTTGAAGAAATAATCCAAAATGGGGTGAAAAACACCATAGATCTTAAACTTTCACGAGAAAACACTGTTAAAGATACCATTCAAAATGGGGTGAAACACACTGAAGATGGTGATTGGTTAGATGGTGATGAAAGGTTTAATGATATTATCCAAAATGGAGTGAAACACACTTTAGGGACAGAATATATGCAAAAATCAATGGTTAATGATGTTATTGAAAATGGTGTAATTAATTTAAAGAAATAAAAAATGATAAAAAGAGAACACTTACAATTTATTTACAATCGTCTTATTAACATATACGGTGAAAAACCTACCTATGACTACATGATCAGATTAAAAGTCATATTGGATGAAATTGAATTAAAGGAAATTAATGACAACATTAATAGGATGAAAGTTGAAAACAATGAAAGATCTGAAGTAATTGTTAAATGTGTTGACAATTGTACCTGTATGTCTGTTGACAAGTTCAATGATGATACCGATTATTACATAACGTTTTATAAAACTTATGGGAATAAATCTTTGTGGAATAGAGTTAAGGAAGCTTGGAAAACCATTAGAGGTTTAAACTCAGATTTAAATGAAATTGTTTTAACCAAAGAAGATTATCAAAAATTAAGAAATTTTTAAATATGGTCAAAAAAACTTTTTATCAGATTAATAAATGGTTTGAATTAAATCTTGGTTGGTTTTTTGTGAACGGAATAAAACAAGAAGTTTGGGAAGAATACTTACGTAAAAAATATAAAAATGGAAATAGAAAAATTTGAACAGGCAAAAATAATCAAAGAAAATCTTGATAGATTGGAAAGACAAAAATACAAACTAGAAGGTGCTCTTAAAGGTTGTGGGTTGGGGGTAAAAATTGAGTTTACGAATCCTGGACCGTTTATGGTAAAAGGTGATGTAAGTTTTAATAACAAGGAGATTATCATAGAAATGATATCCAAAGAACTTGAAAGATTGAATAAAGAAATAGAATTGGTAAATAAAGAATTTGAGTTAATATAATTGAAATGGATAAACTACAACAACTATGTAAGTATATCTACGATTCTTCTGTTATGAGTTATAATGGTAAAACCAACCCTAACAAACAGGTTCTTAACATTAAACAATTGATCTTAACTTATATTAAGAATGAAATAACACCATGTGAACTAACGGATGAGGAAAAAATATCTTACATTATTGATAATGAAATGGAAATTACTCTTGCGGTTTCAAAAGGTCATCAAGCCAATAATGGTGATCAATATCAGGAAGCAAGAGTTAAGATTAAAGAATATCGGTTAG